TTGATAAATATATAATAAATATAGTTATCTAAGGAATAAGCATGGCTAAACCAAGTACCAGAGACCAACTCATAGATCATTGTCTAAGAAGACTTGGCGCACCTGTTATCGAAATCAATGTAGATATTGATCAGTTAGAAGATAGAACTGATGATACACTCCAACTGTATCAGGAGTATCATTCTGATGCAGTAATCAGAACTTTTCTAAAGCATCAAGTCACATCTACAGATATTTCTAATGGTTATATTACTGTAGACGATAGTATCATTTATGTCAAGAGACTTTTTATGGTAAGAGGTTCTGGCAACTCTGCTGGAATGTTTGACATTAAATATCAAATGTCTTTGAATGATATCTATGACTTGAACACCTATATTGGTGATCTTGCATACTATGAGCAGACTAAACAGTATCTTGCTATTTTGGATGCAAAACTGACTGGTTATCCTCATATTGATTTTAACAGACACCAAAACAGAGTTTACATTCATGGTAAGTTTTCTGACCAAGATATTTTAGAAGATGATTATCTTGTCTTTGAAACCTTTAAGATTGTAGACCCAGAGACTCATACTGATGTATATAATGATTTGTTTGTAAAGGAATATCTCACACAAGCAATTAAACAACAGTGGGGTGCAAACTTGATTAAGTTTGAAGGTATGCAACTTCCAGGTGGTGTTACATTGAATGGTAGGCAGTTGTATGATGATGCAACTCAAGAGATGCTTAGATTAGAAGATAAACTGCGTAATACATACGAGTTGCCTGTTGACTTTTTTGTAGGATAATGTAATGGCTACCAATCTCTACTTCAGTCAATCAGTCAAATCAGAACAAGACTTATATGAAAACATTGTCATTGAATCTCTCAAGATGTATGGGCAGGATGTTTTCTATATGCCTAGAACACTTGTAGCAGAAGATAAAATCTTTGGTGAAGATGTTGCTTCTAGATTTGAAGATGCATATCAGATCGAAATGTATTTGGAAAATATTGACAACTTTGATGGGGACCAAGAACTCTTTACAAAGTTTGGTGTAGAGATTAGAGATAGAGCAACACTGCATGTTTCTAGGCGCAGATGGCAAGAAGTAACATTTGACCATAGTTCTTCACAAGGCAGACCAAATGAAGGTGACCTGATTTATCTCCCATTGTCTGACCAAATCTTCGAAATCATGCGAGTGGTTGACGATCAACCATTCTATCAGTTATCCAATCTCCCAACATTCCGTATGGAAATTGAACTGTTTGAATACAATGATGAAGACTTTGATACAGATATTCCTATCATTGATGAGATTGAACAAGACTATGCTTATCAGTATATTCTGACACTATCAGATATTTCCTATGATAGTGATGTGTTACAGGTAGGCACTACTATTCAGCAAAGCCTTGCAAATGATGTTACGATTTCTGGTGAAGTTGCTAAGTGGAATGATAGTTCTAATGAACTTACATTAGTGCATGTTGGTGCAGATGATGGCAAGTATCATGTCTTTACAACAGGTAGTATTTCAAATCTGTTTGCAGATGGATATGGTGGAACCGATAGTGCATCATATACAGTAATATCCACAGCAGAAAATAATCTGATTCAGACTACACAACAGAATACTTTCTTTGAAACTGAAGGTGATAACATTATTGACTTCTCTGAAAGTAACCCATTTGGGGAGGTGACATAATATGTTTAATCAACACTTCTACCATGAAAAGATTAGAAAGTGTGTTGCTGTATTTGGCACATTGTTTAATAATATTCACCTGATTAGAAAAGACTCTAGTGGTAATGTAATCAGTCAAATCAAGGTTCCTCTAAGTTATTCACCAAAACAGAAGTTTTTAGACCGTATTCGTGAAACAGAAGATATGGCAGATGCTAAGCTGGCAATCAAACTCCCTAGAATGGGATTTGAAATGTCTTCTCTTTACTTTGACCCTACTAGACAATTACCAAAGACAAATAATTTCACTAAGAATATTGTAACAGATAATAATAAAAGAACAAAGTTTTTTACTTCTGTTCCATATATTCTTAACTTTCAATTGAATATTTTAGCAAAAACAAATGAAGATGCTGTTCAAATACTTGAGCAGATTTTGCCGTTCTTTAATCCTTCTTATACAATTACAATGAAACAGTTTAGTGATTATCCTGATATTACAGAAGATATTCCTATTTCTTTGATTGGTATTTCTTTTACAGATGATTATGAAGGATCGTTAGAAAACAGAAGAACAATTATATATACATTAGACTTTGAACTCAAAACAAGTTTCTATGGACCTATTGCTGATAGTTCTATCATTCGTAAGGCTATTGTAGACTTTAGAGACCCAGATGTTCCGACAGTAGGTTCTTACAGTCTTACAGATTCGGATAACTTGTTTGAACGTATCATTGTTGAACCAGACCCACTTAATGTAAATCCTGATAGTGATTATGGATTTACTGAAACGTTTATTATTCCGGGTGAAGGGGATAGTGCATGAATAACATAGTGCCAAAAAAAGATATTCCAGAAGGTGTTCATTCTAGTTATGATGAAGACCTAGACCTTGTTCGGTCTACTTTGCGCACTCTTTTACTTCAGGGTGAGGAAGGTCTTCAACTTGCCAAAAGTGTTGCTGATGAAATGGAACATCCTCGGGCTATTGAAGTCTTGACTGGTATGATTAAACAACAATCAGAAAATGCACATGCTTTATTGGCAATGCATAAAAAGAATCAAGAGATTAATGTAACTCAGGCAAAAGGTGCGCCAGAGGAACAAAAGTCTCTTACACAGAATGTATTTGTAGGTTCCACAGCAGAGTTACAGAAAATGCTGCGTGGAGATGGAGAAAAGGTGATTGACCATGATTATGACGGAATTGACAAAGGGGATATTCAAACTCCTTAAAAGACTCATTGGCGAGTCTAGTATTGCATTAGCAATCATTTATACTATTGGGCATATCTTTATTGCCACAATCTGCAACTGGTTAATTACCGGTGCAACTATGGAGTTAGCGGCTATTGATGCAATTGTAGAACCCATCATTAACGGGATCTGGTTCTATCTACTCCATAAACTAGCAAAAAGATTTATAAAGAATGAATGAAAAACAAACATATCTTGGTAATTCCCAAGTAAAAAGAGATGGTGTTGAACAGGGTTGGACTAAAGAAGACATTGTTGAATATCAAAGATGTATGCAAGACCCTGTATATTTTGCAGAAAACTATGGTAAGGTAATCAATCTAGATAAAGGTCTAACACCTTTTAAGATGTATCCTTATCAAAAAGAAATGTTTAATCACTTCCAAGATAACAGGTTCTCTATTGTATTAGCCTGTAGACAATCTGGCAAGTCTATTAGTTCGTGTATGTATATTCTTTGGTATGCACTATTTCATCCTGATCAGACGATTGCTGTGCTGGCAAACAAAGGTGCTACTGCTAGAGAAATGCTTTCTCGTATTACACTTGCACTTGAGAATATTCCATTCTTTCTGCAACCGGGAACTAAAGCACTCAACAAAGGTTCTATTGAATTTTCAAACAATTCTAGAATTATGGCAGCAGCAACTTCTGGTTCTTCTATTCGTGGTCTTGCAGTAAATCTATTGTTTCTGGACGAGTTTGCATTTGTAGAAGACGCTGCAACTTTCTATACTTCAACCTATCCTGTTATTTCATCTGGTAAAACTTCTAGAGTGATTATTACTTCTACTGCTAATGGTATTGGTAATACTTTTCATAAACTTTATGAGGGTGCAGTTCAGTCCACAAATGAATTTAAACCCTTCAGAGTAGACTGGTGGGACGTTCCGGGACGTGATGAAGAGTGGAAGAAACAAACTATCTCAAATACTTCAGAACTACAATTTCAGCAAGAATTTGGAAATACCTTCTTTGGCACAGGTAATACACTTATCTCTGCTGATGCATTAATGAATATGAAAGCAGTAAATCCTATTGCTGACCTTGATAATGTAAAAGTCTATGAAGAACCAAAAGCAAACCATGATTATATTATGTCAGTAGATGTTGCTAAAGGTCGTGGTCAAGACTATTCTACATTCAATATTATTGATATATCAACTACTCCATTTAAACAAGTAGCTTGTTATAGAAGTAATATGATTTCACCTATTCTTTTCCCTGATATTATCCATAAATGGGCAAAGAGATATAATGAAGCATATGTTATTATTGAATCAAATGATGCAGGCTCTGTAGTTGCAAATGGTCTTTACTATGATATTGAATATGAGAATATGCATGTAGAGTCTATGATTAAAGCAGGTGCAATCGGTATGACTATGAATCGTAAAGTCAAACGTATTGGTTGTTCTAACCTCAAGGACTTGATTGAAGAAAAGCGGCTGCACATTGTTGACTTAGATACAATTAGTGAATGTTCTACTTTTGAAGCAAGACGTGATTCTTTTGAAGCATCTGATGGTAACCATGATGACTTGGTGATGAATTTAGTGATGTTTGCATGGTATGTTGGAAGTGAAGCATTTGTTAATCAGACAGATGTAACAATGAAGCAACTACTATATGAAGAGAAGATGAAAGCAATTGAAGATGAAATTGTGCCTGTAGGAATTATTGATGATGGACTAGAAAGAGAAGAAAGAGAAGTACATGGTGGTGATGTATGGATATCAACTAACACAGAAATGTTCTAAAATCAGATATTTATAAATATTATCGTGTTTTGAAACTGACTTATCATGGGTAACTTATTATTAATTCAAACGAAAAAAAGGAAGACCGAAAATGGCTTTTTTCACGCCTTCACTGTCTCCAGCTGTAGTAACCCGTGAGATTGACCTCACAGGATACGTTCCTAACGTTAGCACATCGACGGGTGTGTTTGCAGGTAACTTTCGCTGGGGTCCAGTTGATGTACCAACATATGTGTATAATGAAGCAGACCTTGTAGAAAAATTTGCTTCACCTGACACAAACAATGCGGTAGATTTTCATTCTGCTGCTTATTTCTCAAGATATTCCGATCAACTTTTAGTAATTCGTGCTTTAGATAGTGGAACTTCTACTGCACTTAATGCTTACCATGTTGACACTGTTTCTAGTTTTGCTAATAACGGTGTTGATGGTCAAAGCAGAGATTCTAATCAACCTGCTATTCTTAATGAAGATGATTTTGACAATAGAAGAGGCACTGTTCTGGATGATTCTTCATCTGGTTTCCACGGTTTCTTGGCAAAGTATCCGGGGACTTTGGGTAACTCTCTTGAAATTCAACTCTGTCCATTTGACACAGGCGCAGATTCTGCCTATGATGGTTGGGGATTGAAGAATGAATTTACTTCTGCTCCAAGAACTTCTGCTTTTGCAACAGGTAAAACTGCTACCAATGATGAAATTCATGTAGCTGTAGTTGATAGAGGTGGTGAGTTTACAGGAACTAAAGGTACTGTTCTTGAAACATTCCCATTTGTCTCTCTTGCATCTAATGCAAAGAATGCAGATGGTTCTACAAACTACATTGCAGACGTAATTAATAATCAATCGTCTTACATTTGGCTTGCTGATGCTGCTAACATTGACTCTGACTACAGAGTAGCAGGTGCTGGCACAGATGCAGATGAAAGTACAGACTTTGCTCTTGCTACTGATAAGCAGGTAGTGAAGACTATCAGACTTGCAAATGGTGCTAATGCTCAATCTCTGGGCGCTTCTGCATATGCAAATGCATTTGATTTGGTTGAAGATGTAGACGCATATCAGGTAGACTTCCTGATTGCTCCAGCAGTTACTTCTGGAACTGATGCAGCACAAGATGCCGCAGCAGATACAATCATTACTGACTTGCACTCTATTGCTTCTCTTACCCGTAAAGATTGTATTGTAGTAGCATCTCCACCAAAGCATGCTGTAATTAATACAACATCTCCTGTAACTGACACTATTGAGTTTGCAGACAGACTTCCATCCAGCTCGTATATCTTCCTTGATAACAACTGGTTAAAAGTATTTGACAAGTATAATGACGAATACATTTACATTCCAGCTGCATCTTCTACTGCTGGTCTGATGGCACAAACTGACTTCAATACTGCTCCTTGGTTCTCGCCTGCTGGTCTGAGAAGGGGTCAGTATTTTGGTGTTGTAGATATTGCTCAGTCTCCTGTAAAGGCAGAACGTGACAGACTCTACAGAGCAAATGTAAACCCAATCGCAAATATTCCAGGTGGTGGTATTACACTGTTTGGTGATAAAACAATGTTGCGTCGTCCTTCTGCATTTGACAGAATTAACGTTCGCAGACTTTTCCTTACTCTTGAAAGAGCAATCTCCCGTGCAGCACGTTCTGTACTGTTTGAATTCAACGATGAATTTACCAGAGCAGAATTTGTAAACATTGTAGAACCTTTCTTGAGAGAAGTAAAGGGTCGTCGTGGTATCACTGACTTCAGAGTAGTTTGTGATGAAACAAACAATACACCTGAAATTATTGATCGCAATGAATTCATTGCTACTATCTTCATTAA